CTTCCGAGATTATCGGTGAATTTTACAATAACAAGCTTAAGAATTTATGTGTTGTAATGAATGGATCATGTGACTGCTCTGAATATGCAAACAGCCGCAAAAGTGGCGTCTTGCCTGTAGATTGTGTTCATACGAAATTTGCGTCATCCCGCCGCCCTCAACCCATAAACAAAAATTGAATATCAAAATATAAATGTATTTACCATCCCGCACTAATGTTCGCAAACCAACGAGAATCCATCGTCGAAACATTTCATAGCATTTTCACATTATGCGATAAACGACAAAAAGAATTTCTCGGCAATAATCCTGAATCTACAATGATTGCGATATCTAAAAATGAACTAAAACCTCATAGTGATTATTTGAAATATATAGTAGATTGTGGTGCTGATAGACGAACATTTTACGGTAGATTCGATTCACCAATCCATACAAATTGGTTTAATGCAACTGAAAATTGCAATTTTTCTCCAGTAGATGGAAATGGAAATTATTATATGAGAGTATTTTATCCCGATGCGTGCATGGTTAGGGCATATCGTGTGCATACCAGCGGAGATGGCAAAATAGTGGAATGAACTGTGCAAAAAATATATTTTTTCGCCCTTCATTGTCGAATATTGCGTGCAATATCAGCCGCGAAGCGAAGGATTTGCGCTAGCAAATCCTAGCAATCGTGATTGGGCCCGAAGGGCCCAATCAATCGTAATCCCTTATTACAATTCCTTCAGTGCGAGCGCGGAGGGGGACTCTGAATCTCGACCATTCATCAAATAATACAGTAATAAATTTGCCTTTATACTTTGTGTCGAATATAGTTGCGGCAGTGCCATTCGGCAACAATTTGCCTTCAGGATCCGGTTTTGACATTTCCTCATACATTTTTTGCCTAAGCTCATCCCCACGTTCCCCAAAATTAGATAAATTAAACGTTTTACCTTCTTTGGTCTTAAGAATGAAAATAAGCCATCCACTGGCCTTACCTTTCTCTGCGCCTGAGTATCCGACTATTTCAAACTCAGCATCGAGAACGGGTTTTTTCTTCATTAGCCATTTTGCCCGACGATCATTATACGAATATTTATATTCTCTATCTAGGCGGACTATAGCGCCTTCAAACCCGTCTCGAAGATATCTGTTATAGGCGGCATCAATATCTCCCAACGACATAACTTCATCTGCAGTGACTACTTTAATATATTTTAGATTAATAGCGCTGATCATACGTTCAAGCTCCATCATCCAATTATATCTTTCGCTAAACACGGCATCAATCTTGTCTTCGCTAAATATGTCAAATACATGATATTGCAATTTAAGCTCAGATGCTTCTCCGCCTTTCTCCCTGCGCATTGCACCTGAAATTAGTTCTAACGGTACTCCATGGACATAAAATTCTCCATCTAAACGTAATCTAATTCCAAACATAGCACGTAATTCATTCAACACAGGCAATGCCTCATCTCGAATGTATTGTAAACCTTTGATTATTTTGCGCTTTCGGGTATATAAAATACATCCACCTGTGTCTGCGGCATCATCCAATAACGTTGTTGGAAGTGTAGAATCTTTATTTTTTATATTCAAACATGCAACACCGCGTGTTCCGTTGAGTTTAGGCTGAATCCGAGTAATCCTACCAGCCGCCTTTTCTCCTATGAAATTTACCGCCATAATGTCCTCAGCATCCCCACCGGCCAACATCGGTGGAAATAACTCAGCTTGAATTCCGGCGTCTTCTGCAACATCCAATTGCGATTTTTGTATTTGCTTATTATATCGGCCGAGGGCATCTCGCAATGCTTGTGTAAATGGATTTGTTTGATTTTTCTTTCCTACATTCTTTCCAACATACACTCTAGTGGGTTTTTGCCCTTTTCCAGGGTCTGATTCCGCAACTGCATAATAATTTACTTTATACCACCCATAATACCCTGCTGGTAATGATTCTTTGGAATCGAAATATTTATCTTCAATGCGTGCGAAATTCTCAGCCATTTTCTCTACTTGTGCTCCCTTTATATTCTGAGGTATTCCTGTAGCTATGCGTACTGTAACATCATAATATGATTCTTTCCCGTCAAATCGTTTACTTACAACACGCGGAAATTTAAATGTAGTTGCATCAGCTGCATCCACCCCTCCTGGTACCTCTTTCTTGAAATCGTTTACTTGTCCTTGTTTCGGCATTGCTGTAATACTGTTGCGCCTAGCAATATCTAATATCCATCTATTAATTTCATATTTTTAGTACATTATTACTGCGCAATCGCTTGCTAGGATTTAGCCGCGGCGACCGAAGGGAGCAAGAGCGGCTAAATCCGTCGCTGCGCGGCTGGTTCTTTATATCGAATAAAGCAAACGAAATAGTAAACTAGACCAGCCGTGTGAGCGACGGTGTTTGAACGCTGCGAGCATAGCGAGCAAGAGCGTTCAAACCCTAGCGAACACTAAAAACACCTTCGGTGTTTTTACGCACCAAATTCAGCCATTGACGGCGCTCCCTCCACAATTTGGAAATTATCTTTAAGCATATTATATTGGAGGTTTTTACCTGATCCGGCTGCCGATGGTTTGTCTTTGCCGGATATAAATCTAGATCTATTTGCTTGCCTGTTAAATAATGCATCGTCATCAGAAGACTCTTTTCCTGATGGAGAATTCATGGGGTCTATGTGCGAATCAAATTGTTCATAATCCGGATCACTACGATTATCTATATCATCCGCAATTACAATGGTTGATGATATTCGCTTTTTCTTCTTTTTCTTCCGTTCGTTATCACTTGTAATAGTAACTAATCCTTCACTGGATTTGGGTTTCATTAACAGTTTTCCAACAAAATAAGTAATTAAAATAATGTATAGAACGCATAATACCAAAATGTAATTATTCATTTTGTAATGCGTGAGTAAGTTATATATGCAGAGCGATATATTTATTTTGTATATACCAAAAAAATATGTAATGAGGATTGTAGCGTGTTATGCGCTATTTATTTTCTTCAGCACCACGTAATTATGTAATTCAGAATATTCCAAATCGTCTTTACTAAGTCTCCCAAACTCCTCTTTTCTGCTCCGTTCGAATAATGTAGTCATCCCCCCGAATGTAGAATTATCTTGCATTTCAAATCCTTTCTTTTCGAAAATATCAATAACGTGTTGTATGTTGCAAATGGGCTCTTCTGCTAATTCTTCTCTAAATGGCAATTTAACCGCAATGGTCTGCCCAACGTCAGATAACTCAGTTCCTTTATAAAGCTTCTTTATTTCATATTTAACGGTATCATTTTCGAGTGCTTTCCATGATTCTGAATATTTAAGGTCTTTAATCAATTCAAATACACTTTGTCCAGACATTACAGTAAATACAAACACACCCCCTTTCTTCAACGCGAAATTAACCAACTTAGCTAAATTACGTATATTTTCTGTTTTGTCACACAAATAATGCATGGCGAAATTCATCATGACAAAATCAGCTTCATTCTTCTGGAATCCAAATTTTTCCATATCAGCCGCTATTTGTTCGGATTTGGTTTTCAAATCTCGGTTGAGAGTGTGGATTCGCATACCAATACGCCCGCGTGGTGAATTTCCCCTTTCGTGATGCAAATTACTATTGCGTGCAATTGAAATTTTTCGTTCAATAAGTTCTCCCAGCGCAAGTTTATCAATGTCAATAAATACAGCGTTTTTAACTCCTGCATCCATATATCTCTTCAAATCGGCACCACGGCCGGACGCCAAATCAACAATCCAATTTACGCCTTCTGCATATTTTGTGATTAGTTCCCCAACTACAAATCGCTGGAAACGATTTCTTGACCTCCATAAATCACTGGCTGTAGTGTTGGTTTTGAAATATCCTTGTGCGGGGTTCCATAATTGATCTATTGGAAACGGGATCATATAATTTTGATATATGGATTCAGCGGTTAGCATATCATTTCCGTAATAATTTTGTTCAAACTTACGATCTTCGCGGATTTTTATTAACTCCCATTTTCCTATCTCTATGCTAATCGATTCGGCTTTTGCAACGCCAGCTGCAATTATCGGCCGCCGTAATTCAACGATTTTATGATCCAGATCGATGCCAAGCTCATCCGGGCAGAAATAAACAAATGCAGTCGGGTCGAATGATGGAGAAAACTGCACCGGATAATATGCTCTGAACATATCACTAATGTCGCCAGATCTATGATCATTATCCATATTGTTTGCAATAATTGGGAATATGGATTTATATCCTTGAATAAAGTTAATTCCGAGAGTTTGACGAACTTTCTGATCAATTCCAACAAACAAGTAATATAATGTGTGTTTGGGCGGTAGTGTCAATCCATCCTTTACAGATAATAATGCAGCTTTGTCGACCTTCATAGCCAAGAAATCTATAGTATTATTTTCAAGTGGCTTCCATTTGTATACAACGCCAGAATTATAACTCGATCCAGGCGCAGATATAACTATCCCATCATTTGTGTATGGATATTTTGCACTAACAATCGTCTTGAATGTTTTTTCTAGTGTAGGTGTTTCTAATGTATATATTTTCTTCGCTTCCACCTTTACTAGAGAATATTTGTCGTCTTTCGTCAATGTTCCAGTTGGCGCCACAAATGATGCGAGGTATTTAACTGCATCATCGAGATATTGTATTCTTTCTTCATACCCAAGACGGGAAATATTCTCATCTCTTAATACCATCACGTCGAATAAATAAAGTGACATTTCTACGGGTGCAGTGCCTCCTTTTTTATCAACATGCGCGCTGTAAATCAATTCAGCATCGAGAATGGTAATATTTTCTTCAAACAATATCTCCTTCGGTTTAGAAGGATGATATATTTCAAGCATACTTCCGAACAGCAAACGCATACGATTTCCATTAATGCTGATAATGCATCTTTGACCATCAGCTTTATTCGTTGCCAAATATCCAATTGGTGGATATATTTTCGAATATGAATCAAGGGTGAGTGCTATAGGCTGATTAGCCAACTTTTTGAGACCAAATCGCGATTTAAACAAATAATGAATCTTTGGATTATCAACTATATATTTGGCGATATCGGCAATTTCTCCTTGCATAACGTCCTTTTCTGCAAAATCTGGATTAATCATGCTAAACAACCCGCGTGCAACACTTAAATCGTCTATTTTAAGATCGGCTTTGCTTTCTCCAATATGTTCAATCTCTACTTCGAATTTCGTTGCATGTTCGTATTTCATTCCAGTAAGAAAAGTTTCCGCCGTGAGTGGCACAAAGAATTTATTTAATATTTCTTTGATGAATTGATTTACTTGTGATTGGTATGCAACAGTAATATCATACCTCCATTTACGCGCTTTGTCAGTAAACGATGCACGTATTTTTGCCCTCATTTCTGCGTCCGGCTTAGTAGAGAATTTTTTCGAACTTGGTATTTCTTTATTTAGATTGATTGTATAGTTTATAAAATCCTTTACTGGCGTGCTTTCTACAAACTTTTTAGTATAGTATGTTTCGCTTAGCAAAACGGCAGGTGATGCAATTGGCGGGGGTAAATTTGCCGGGTCATATACTAGCGACCGTATATTGTTCCCATCGTCATTGCGGCCGACAGAATACACGTTTTTTGAAACGAAATTGACTGTATATGAGATTTCCGGCCCTGTAAATTCATCGGGCAATGATCTCAGCGCATTGTATACTGCTTCGAACGTTTCTCGACTAACTCCACCTACATGAGCAGCCCCTCCAGAATCACCCTTCAAGCGAATTTCGAGCTCCATATTAATCTCATTATACTTCTTGAGTATTGATTCTTTCTTTTGATCGGTCATCAGAGTTTTAGCACTAATGCCGTATATGAAGCTGTGTGTACTATATTATGTTCATTATTCAGTTTTTAATTCTATAATCACTGCGCTCCCTGCGGTCGCTTCGTGGCTGAATTTGGCCGCAAAATATGGTCGCAAAATATGGCCGCAAAATATGGTAATGGCACCAGCCGCGAAGCGACGGCTAGATCCGCTGCGAGCTCCGAAGGAGAGACCCCGTAGGGGTCGGTGCGAGCCATAAGCGGATCTGCCTAGCGAGCGCCCGTGCGAAGCACGGAAAATTGAATTTGCCGTCAGTATTAGCATAGATTATTCAGCAAGGATCTAATGGCTACTGATATAGGCCGCGTTTTGAATTTTGTCCAAGGAGCGAATATACGATTTTCCGGAACAATTTGCATGGGATCTGATTGTAATATTTACGGAAATAGCTGCATTGTTTTGGGTATGAATTGCAAAGTGTATGGTGCCGATTGCATTGTTTCGGATAAATCAAGTACTATATATGACAAATCATCAAAATACGTATGGGAATACCCATCATCTATAACATGCAAAGAAGATGATGCTAGGAAAAAAATACTTACGAAAATTATGCAGGAAGTTAACACAGACAGCGGAACTGCAATTTGTGAAGATGGCGACGATTTATATGAGTGTGTTATTTGCCTTGATAGAAAGAAAAATATATTGTTTCTTCCATGCAGACATGTAACATCATGTACTCAGTGTGTGAGAAATGAAGTAACTGCGCGTTTCACAAAAATGATGATCGAGAATTGTACCGATGATTTCAAATGTGGAGTGTGCAATATGCCGGTAAAAAAAGTTTACCGTATGTACTCGTAGCAGCTACCGCTGCTACTCGACATTCGCTCGCTAGGGTTCTCCTGTGGCGAGCAACGCGAGCATAACAGGAGAACACCGTCGCTTCGCGGCTGATTTAGTAATCATGACTTACATATATGCGAAAAAAATATAATCAAAATTGTTTTTTGTATACCGTGCCAAATCTTAGCGAATGTCGTACGGTGATTTGCTACATACTAATCGGCCGCCAAATCTGGCATATCTTCATCCGGGACGCTGTCTCCATATGCTTCGTCTCTGGGTTGTCTAGAACGCATTGCAGCTAACATTTCTGCATATGGAGGTAACATGTTAGACGACGGAGGCGATCTAGGAGCTGGAGGCGGTGAGGGAACTCGCGGGGGTTGTGGAAGATTTATACCACCAAGAGCTTGCAGATATGCGCCCATTCTTCCGGCTTCTTCTTCCGATAATGGACCGACTGTAATGGTTCTAGGGCCTGTTTGTTGCATCACGACATTATTTCCAGGCATATTCGATTGCATATTCAATTGCATTCCTTGCGGCATCACACCATTTCGTATTTCACTGACAAACGATGGTGCATTTCGCTGCTGTCCAGAACGTGAATTCATTACTCTAAATACCCCTTCCCCATATTTGATCCAACCAACAAGAACAGGTGAAAACATATGATACAGAAATGATATAAATAGTAATCCAACACATAAACCGATGGCAACATCAGTAACATCCACAGCAATCAATACCATAGTTGCTATGTTTACCGCCATAATAATTGTATTGTACCATCTCACTGCCAGGAATACTATTTCGGGATTTTTACGCAAACTATCCAACGATTCTACAAGCCTATCAAAAGTGGGAGGTGGGGCTCGAGAATATTCATTCCGAGCGTTTTCCGCAACTTCCCTATACATTTTTGAATATAATTCTTCCTTTTCCTTGGCTGCGGCAGCATCCCCCATTCCCGCATCCAATTCTTTCATTCGCTTATTGTATTCAACAATAAACAATCTTTCCGCAACTAATGCCAATTGGCGATTATAATCGATTGGACGAATATAAACAGCCCTGCATGTTGGACATTTATTTTCTTTTTCATTGGCTATGCAATGTTTGCAAAAGCTATGCCCGCATATTAATGTACACGGTTTGTACATTAAGTCCATACATACAACGCAATTAAATGATTCTCTGATGTCTTTGACAACTTCAGCAGAAACTTCACGGATGACGTCTTCTTGTTCCATTTTTCGTATTTAAATGCCTGTGCTTGTCTTTAATTGGTAAATCAGCAGCCGTCTGATTATATAGTAAACAAAAAATCCGGGATTCAATATTTCGTGCTGCGCACGAGCGCTCGCTAAGGTTCTCCCGCTATGCTCCCTTCGGTCGCCACGGGAGAACGCTGTCGCTTCGCAGCTGATATTGTGCTCTAAATCATGTTGCAATAAATACCGTGAGAGACGGTGTTTGTCGCGGCAAACGTAGCGAGCAGAAGCGACAAATCCTAGCGAACGGAGCGAAGAGTCTACTTAAATTTGTCGCCGCACGGGTATTTTTGCGGTATGCGGCAATAGAGCTCAATCATATCCTTCCCATATCCACGGATCATTCCATCCGTCTCAAAACCGCCCACGGCTTCATCGGCGTCTCTTTCATAACTTCTATTATGAATAGCTTTCTGCCAATATGGGATCTGTTCTTGTGCAGAATCGCCGCTGGTAGTAATTCCCTTCTCGCCGTATTTTCCTGGCGCCCAACTGCGGAAGATTCTTCTATTAAGTAAACGTTGCATTTCGGCCGCGTTGGAATCGTCAGCAAAGCCACCTTCCTTTCCCCACCATAATTTTTTATTATTTTGGGGCAAGTTTACATACCCGCGGCCTTCTCCTACAGATTGGCAACCGCGCCGCTCTGTTTCTAGACGTAAATCGTAATCTCGCATCCTATCGGCAAATCCTTCCGATCTAAGGAATTGTACGCCATCGCTGCTAAAATGATATCCTTTGCTGTTATCATCGCGGGTATCAATTTTTGATAGGCTTTTTTCTAAAAAGCCGGATCGTATAGGCGGCCGATCATTTCCACCAAAAGTACCACCTGTGAATATGTTACTTCCACCGTAGTTGGCTTCTGCACGTTTCCTACCCGCTTGCATATCATATACTGATGAAACTGCTTCAGGTGTCGGTACATCGCCGTATTGGTTATTAAGCGATTGAATCATTTTAGTACTTAATAATCTGTCGAGAGGGCTGTTAGTTATTGATGATATTTCATCTACGCCTGTATATTTATCGGCATATGTACCGTCATCTGGACCATTGTTGTCAGTTCCGCGATAATGGAATCCGTCGCCAATCATTATGTTCGCTGGAGAATACGCGCATAGAGAATTTCCGGGGGCGGTTTTCAGATTTTGTGAGGCGACGGCGTCTCCTGTATGCAATTCGTCATAACCATCCCTTCGGGGAGCGCGTCCATTTGCATAATCTCTAAATACAAATCGTGTATTATTTATGACTCCGTCAGCATATGTAGACGCAAGTTTATTCATTTCTGATTCCCCTAACAATCCTGATTTTGCGCCATGTAGAGAATTTGGTGTTCGAAGTCCGTTCGGATGTGCTGTATAATTTACACAGCCGCCACCATTGCCACCACACCCACCCCGTTGGCACCCCTTTGCACAGCTCTGTTTATTGTAAACTCCACTCGCAGCACTTACTGTATCGTATTTGGTTGCCAATTGCGGACGGGTTTGATAGCCTTCACGCGTATCGCTCGCACCGCCGCGCGTGCACAACCCGCAGTCGCCAAAATCACAGCATTTTTGTTCACGTGTGTGTTGCCGCCTCTGTGCAAGCTGGCGTGGCATATAGACATTAGATTCATAAGGATATTCATTTCGCTGCAAATATTCACGAGAAACACTTTCTCCCTGATATGTTTCATTGGGATTGCGCGCCAATTCGGGCGGCGGTCTGCTGCCATCAAGAAATCCAGGAGCAGAGTTTCCTGGATTGCCTTTATATGATGTTAAGCCGCTATTTCCGTATGGAAATTCGTTTTGATTGCGGAATTTAGGAGCATCACGATCGCGTACTATTTCGCCAACTGGATCATCGCGAATCATTGCACCGCGAGTAGGATATCTCCATGATTCGAGTGTTTCTGCTACTGTTTTAACTGTTCTCGATGGATTGCTTACTGTTGATAATTGTCTAGCGTCGCACTTACCACCTCCATTATCGTTCGTTATTTCCCTCACTTGAATGGCTTTATACTGTTGATCAAGCGCAGGCACAAGACTTTTCATGTTTGGTTCATCTATCCAACTTGTGTCAGTATCACATAATTTATTCCTTGGCATTGATTGCACTATTGTTCTAGATGATGCATTAAGACCATCATTTACATCCCATGTATCAGTATTTGTCATTTGAGAACGTGTGTCAGCGGCTGTTGCTCTATCGCCGTCGTATAATATGTTTTGATCAATGAAATCGAATATATAATCCATATAACGCATATTCATGCATGCAACCCCTTCTAATACGTTTTCGTTCTGACTTCTTCCATATACTGTTGTTTGCGGTTGGGTATACATAAAATCTTCTTTCTCGGCCATATCGGCAAAATTCATTAATGATTGAATAAGTGACCCTCGTAAATACCTCGCCACAACATTATTTCCGCTATAATGATTAAGAATTTTTACATGCAAATAGGATATGTTTTCCTGATCGCGGAAATTATTTAACACTGCTAAGTTGTATTTATTCATCTCTGCTGCGCGTTCGTCCAAGCGTAATATATATTATTCTTATTCAAATTATGTAATGAAAAAACATAAATCCAATTTATGCAATTGCGTATAAGTATTATGCAATTGCGTGCGAGCATTATGTGCTTATGCCTAACATTTCTATTGCGCCTCCCAATATGCCTCCAATACCGCCTATCGTATCATCCGACGATTCGCCGCCGCAACTATCACAGCCGCCAAACACTGTTATAATACCTCCTTCGCCTCCGCTGGTGCCGCTCCCTCGCCGCCATCTCCACACTAACAACCCCGCAACTATGAGAACAATAACAATTACCACTATTCCAATAATCCAACCAAATTCAGTTAAAGCATCCGTAATGAAATCAAACGGTCCTTCTGCAGTCATAGTAGTCGTTTGATCTGTAGAATTTTCCAATTCAGTCATGGTTTTCAGAACGTTAGCGTTATCTGCAAGGGTTTGAGCGATAATTTGCGCGCCTTGTGACATATTGATATTCTCTAAAACAACGTTTCCAACAGATGTTTCGAGATTAATGCTTTGTTGCTGATTTATTTCATTAATAGTCGATGAAATATTCTCCGACGTAAACATATTTCGTGTGATATTGCTAATTGTGCTCGAAGAACTTGTATTAGATGCCGTAAGAGCGTCCAACATGGCATACGTATCTGTGCTTGTATTTTGCAGAACATCGTTTACGATTGAATTCTGGACATCACTATTATTAAGAGTTTGTTGCAAACAAGACATATTAATAACAGAAGTTTGTGACATATCAATATTCCGCAAAGTAATATCTCCAACACCGGCTTTTATGTTTATATTTTGATTCTGAACTGCTGTGGCAACACATTTTTGTATATTTCGGGAAACTGCTTGCGTAACTACTTGATTAAAATTACTGGCGGTTGATTTTGAATTCGATCCGCCCATTGTATCAGCACTATTGTTTGCAATGTATATATTAATTTAAGATATATTATATTCTGCGGAATATTTTTTAAAGTATTTCCACAGTGGTGGGGGACGTATTATAATAAAGAACAATCCCGGCAATAATAAGCAAAATAAACCCAACCACGATAATTATAATCATTGTAATGCTCATTCCACCAGTTGCATTTGCCGCTGCACCAGTTGCATTATTAGTTGCGGCGGTGGTACCATTTGTCGCACCACCATCTGTCACACCCCCACTAGGTGGTATATTAACATCGGTTGTCGCACTTCCAGAACCTGTCTGCTGTCCGCAATTCTGCTCAATTGTGACTCCAGTTAAATTAATATTTCCAATGGTATCCCCGATTTGCAAAGCAGTATTGCAACTAATGTAATCAGGACATGATGTCGGTGTATATGCTTTATATCCATAATTTCTGCATTTGGAATCATGACATTCGGGAATTAATCCTGTTATAGCTAATTGCGGGCTTTTTAAACATGCACAAATATCTTTCGTTGGATTTGCATCACAATAAGTGCGCATGGAATCGTTACAATATCCTGGGTTCTGCAAACACCAATTTTTGCAATAATCAGTATTCAAACCGTCAGTAGTATTGCAATATGGGCCTATACCTGCTGCTATAGTTGGACACGCTTTCATATCACCTGCGCAATATCCTTGGCAAAAAGTGGAATTGACATATATAGATGATTGATCACATAATTGCCTAAGCTTTGATGCTACTTGATCTCTGCAAATTAATTGCGTTGGCGAACCCGCCGGAGGTGGATTTGCATAACACATGTTATATAGTGTAGGATCATTTTGCTGGATTAATGCCGCTTGAGTTGCCATTTTCTGCGCAAAGTTATATATATGCTTATATAAGCGTGTACATACATCGCAAATGAATGAAATAATTATATGCTGGGTGTTATTATTCATATTAATAATCGCGTTGATTGTGCTATTTGGGAACAAAGGAATATTTCCTCTTGCCGCGGTGGTTGCGGGCAGGAATTTACATTCTGGTGGAAATTCCAGACGGAATTCAAATGCTGGCGAGTTAAAAAATATAAAAGATTTCCCTCAAAGCAAGTTCGAAACTAACATAAGAAATGTGTTCGGAACAGTTGTAAAAGGCACTCTTGCCAAATATCCATCTCTAGACCCCAAATGTTATAGATTTTATACAATGTACCCTGATTGGCTCAGGTGGCAAAGAGACAATTCAGTCGCAGCAAAAAAATTAGAAATAGACGGATATAATGAACTGTTAGGCTTAGCATTCGAAGCACAAGGTCCTCTCCACACCGTATTCGACAAAAAAATAGATAAAACATACTCTGCATATTATAATAGATTGTGCAACGACGCTGCGAAAAGGAAACTCGCGGCCGAACATGGAATCGGATTAATTTCCATTGATTATAAGATTCCTAAACACCTCCTCGCCGATTATATAAAAAGCAGAATTTATGACCTTTGCAATGCGCCTGATGGTTCCAGATGCAAAAAATTACGCTGTGATTTATTAGAACCTATATCTACGTACAAACCAACTAATTATATTGATCCTATACCATCCGTCCCGTATAGGGATATTGACCAAGAACGTAAACTCGGCCTCAAGATGCTGAATGAGCAAAATGAACTATGTGATGGCGGCTATTAAACACAGTTTGTTTCTAGATCAGCCAACGAGCGATATGCATACACGCGAAGCGAAGGACAGATCCCGAAGGGATCTTCCGAGCAAGCGGGCGTAGCAGCGCCAGCTGCGTTACGCCAAAATTGAATTTCATATGTCTAAAGTTGATATACTATTCGTCAGCAGCCAAACAACCTTATCACAATACAATGAATCAAATTCCCAAGCCCGATATTCGCATCATTCGCAAGGGACGCAATAAGTTCAGTTCATCAAAAATACTGCCAAGCGCTCCTGTGAAACCAAATTCTATTTCGATGAATATAGGGAAAAGAGATCAGTATCTTGCTATGTATTTCATGACAATTCTTGAATGCAATTCAACTACAACTCATGCGGCAATTGTTGGATTGAATCCCAATTATCATGTGAGGAGGAAACTATTCCAAGATGAGTAATTTTTTATTCCCGGATAAATAATTTTTTATTCCTGGATGAATAAAAAAATTATGCAAAGTTGCGTCATCATATGATGGCACACTAGATTATGTTTTTTGTTCCGTCATCTCAACAATTTCTACACCTTCCGCATCATCTGCACTCATCATATTTGGTTTGCCAAAATAATGCTTGGACGCGTATTCCATTGATTTGCCGACATCATAAAACTTTTCTCCATTGGCGTCCGTGCATGATCCAATATTAAAGCAAACCTTCATTTCATTGCTTATTATTGTTCTTTTTTCCCCGTCAACCATCATATAAAGCAATCCACACCCTGGATCAACAAATATGTTCCGTATAATTTTATTGTTTTTTTCACCATTTAGCATTTCAACGTCTATGGAATAATTCTTATATTGTTCTGGGGTAGGAATAATACCGCCGCAATATGTGTTGTAAAACTCATTGAGTATTATGTAGATGTATTCATCCCCAAAAGTAGTAATTATGCTGCTTATCATGCGGTCTTTTGCGGGGACGTTGAATTGCCTCACAAATACCGTAAAATAAGAGAATAATAGCTTTCCTTTTCCATGTTTCTGTTGCGCCATCTCTGTCTGTATGTTGAATCAAATCAGGATTCAAATTTATTTCATGCTTCGCATGAGCGCTTGCTAGGATGTAACCGCTATTGCTCGCACCGACCCCGTAGGGGTCTTCCCTTCGGGTGCTCGCCGCGGTTACATACCGTCGCTGCGCGGCTGAATTTATAACTATTTTTGGTCGCAAGACCAGCCGCAAAGCGACGGATTTGCGCGTGGCGACCGAAGGGAGCAAGATCGCGCAAATCCTAGCGAGCGAGTGGAGCAGCGCTAGCTGCGTAACGTATTAATACAGTGCACTCATGTAATTTTTTATATTCTCCTGAGTTATTTTTTTATCAAACCGGCCGCATACAATATCACCCACTATCTTTTTATCTGCAAGGTCCATTTTATCATATAATTCACCCTTAGTCAAATAAGTGTTTATAAGCTCACAGATGATCCTATTTATCTCGATTAATACATCCGCCGCCGGGGCTTTATGCCAATCCCCATAATCACATACATTTATATTTCTCGGGTTTAATGACATTTTTTCCGGCATTTTGACTGTTTTATTCGCCGCCACATCCACAGAAAAATATATATATCTGAACAATTTATACGGAAGTTTTTCTTTATGATCATTAAATAAACTCAACATAATATCATGGTTTGCGAAACTTAAATCCGGATGTTTGTAACTTTTTCCTGAATTATCAGCGGGCGTGCTTTGATCGGTTTGCGTGGTAGTATATACTCGTATATGTTTGTTTGGTTTGGTAACATCACCGCGTAAAATTAATAATTCGGCTTGCAATTCTTCTATTTTAGATGCTAACGCCGCAAAACCGATTTTGAGTCCATCAATCTCCGATTGCATATTGGTTGCTGTAGAGAAGTATATATCATATTAAATATTACCTTTAAATAGACTATAAAATGATTGATTTTAATAATTATATTGCACAGCAAGATATTGGAGCGGAAGTATCAAATAATCATATGCAATTCGTTAAAGAAACTAAGCGTATGACTGGATACAGACCAATATACTGCAATCTCGGCGATGATATACAAGATATTATGGTGAGGGAAATGAGAGAAGATAGAGGGAATGACACTCTATTAGAAGACTTATATCTGCAAAAAGAAATGATGACATCCGATGTGGCAAAAATGTTTTCTTTCAGAGAATATTATGTAGAACAGGAAAATCAACACAGAATAAAGAAAGAACAAGTTGAGAATGAGTTGATGGACATAAGATACGATGAAGAAAGCATTAGTGTGTCCGTGCAACTTGATTCCACAATCAATTATCTTCCAATTTATTCTCTAATAAAAGCAGACAAAGGAGATGAGCTTTTGCAATATATATCCGGAATCACAAACACCCAAGAGGATGCAATGTTTATACTATCTAATTCTTTGCCGTTGAATTGCTCTCATACAGAGCGCAAAAGAGCTATAAAATCCATGAATGTTATTTCCGCAAGAATGAATCCAACTGCTTCCAGCAATGTCAAAAATGATACCAGAACCGATGTTAATCGCTGGCGCGGATACGGAAACGACCCCGAAAATGGTAATTTTAAAGGACTATACATGCCTCCTGTATTTTATGCGGTAATGCATAAAGCGGTTAAATGTTTGCGTGTGATGGCAGATATTGGCATATCTGGAAGTTTGAAGTGTGACAGTTATGAAATGTCAAAAACGTTAACGGGATATACCGTGTATAATCATGGCGGCGGTGGTATCAGATGGATGGGAGCGCAGAAAAAATACATTAAACGGAATGATTTTGCTCCTAATCCATTTACCGATATTCTTGTTGGATATGCAATTTCTATGGATATCAGAACTCAATTCAAATATAACATGTCAGACATAATCATTTCAGCTACATGCTCTAATCCTGCAAATATGCGCCATATCACCCGAATATTAAGAATAAGAAATTCGCTTTCTATGGATTGAAATGCATTATTATTTCGTAATAGTAAGGCCGTTCTTAATTTATATGATTTAAGCATTATTTTTAAAAATACAATAGGCGGCCAAACAATTGATCGCGGCTTAAAAAACGAGTTTATAATGCATGATAGAATTGTATCCAAGTGCAAAGAAATAAAAAGAAAATTGCCAAGAATAAAGGAGAGGATTTCTGCCGTTGTTGGAAAGTTTCATATCGCAGAAGATAATTTTATAATCTCAGATAATACTGTGGATGCAACACGTGCATACGAGAATGCGTTTAGATCGGCTTCTATTTATGTAAATATTCGTTCCGTTAATACAAATGAAGATAGCACTCGCGACAGCAACGATAGTAACGATAAAACTACGCAAATATCGCCAACAGACGCAGATGATTTAAGAATGATGGAAATGCTTGGAATTAGTCCATTAACCGATGATATGTGTAGTGTGAGGGATGATTCTTCCATGCATAAGGTAAAAATTTACAAAGAATTAGGCATTAGAGGCAGAGATTCAGATCATAATTGGTTGGATGCAATGCCAAATGAATTTTATAGAAATTATTGCAAATCTGTGTCTGGTATTATTTGTTATTTTGTTGTTCTTGGATTAGCAAAAGAATTAGTAAGTTTAATAACACAAGGAGTTATTCAAATCAAGGGAACACCAGTAATGCATTATATAGTTTATCATTGTACATACCATTCCACGCGCCAACCCGAAAAGAGAACTGCATTAGCTTCTAAAATGCAATTTCTCTGTTACGTAATTGATTGCTTAGATAATCTAGGATACTCCACATCGGAATTATTAAGCGATTATTTCATTATTGATGATAAATCTATGATAGACGATAATCCAGTAGTTTATGATACTCAGTTAATAATACGAACATATTCGACATTCGGAACAAGAATTTCATTTGCATTTCAGCCGGTACATATGGCACAACTTAACGGTAGTGTTGAAGCTCTCACCTTCCTTGCAAAGAAAAATGTATTGATAACTTCTCCTGTTTTATTTATTCCGTCTACAAATTATGTATTAGATCAACAGTATGATGGCGGCATTAATGCAGCGCAAATTAGTATGATTTCGATGTTAAAATCTCATCTCATTAAAGTTCCAAATGAGTTTGCGACATTGGAACGCGAAAATTATATTTGGGAAGGACCATCCGGCGCTGTTCCTTACGCAAAAAAACATATTAATCTGCCTCCAGACAGAAATCAACTTATGTTAAAATTTCTAGAGAGTTTTTATTCCCCCGAACGTGCAAAAGATCTTACCGAAAGAGATATTACTATGGCGTTGAATATACTGGGGCTTCATTAACGACCATTAGTCTATTTGGCGGCATTTCATGATATGTTACCGCTGATGCGACAAAGAAAATAATGACGATTATCGTAAATAATAATATTGCAATTTTTATCCCCTGCATATCTTCGCCTTTTATTAGTCAACACGTATATATACTTACATCGCATAATATTATTGAAGAACAGAAGGAGAAAGAATACCCGCCGCAACTAGTTTTTCTAATTGTTCTCTGTTTTCAGGGTCTGATTGAGATGCTGCAGCAGATGCATCCTCCATTGCATTATTTGCCGCCGCAACAGTATTTGTCATTCCCGCATCACTTTCCGCCAATTGTTTTTTGATCATCGCGATCATATCTTTCTTTACGCTTTCAGAATAATGAGCACCTTCTTTTTCTACCTGTTTCTTGTGTTCTTCAACGGTTTCAATAAACTTATCATGCTCATCTTGCAATCTTTTCCTATAATCTTTCCTAAACAATTCAACCTGAGTTCTACTTAAGTGTTTTCCTTTATTAGAATGTTTATACAATAACACCGCATAATTTGTATACGAATCCATGCGTTGAGCATCATTCATCCATGGGCTTTTTTCTAACCCCTTCAAATATTCATCAAACACACTCCTATCATATTGAAGTTCTTGAATCATATGTCTGACAACTGTGGGATATGTATCAGCGAGTTGTTTATGCTCCTTCTGCATTCTATCAAATAATTTGTCTAGAAAATCTAAATCTTCTTTCTTTGGCTTTCCCGATAGTATCTTTTTTACATCGATTTTATTCTTCTCCGCTTCCGCGAGGCATTGTTTATAAAGTCTGGTCGCTTCTTTTACAATGTACGCACGATCAACCCCTCCCTCATTTTGCACTTTCACGTCCTTGAAATTCTCCATGAGGCAAGAAATATTTATTGCCTCCTGTGTAATACAAATAACTGTGTAAAAAATTTAATTGGATAATAATTCAATTACTCTATCGCATCATTAATATCTGACGATTCAATTGCGCCAATAATATCACTGCCACCAAATGCTATAATAGTAGCCGGAGCTCTCACCGAATTTATTTTTACGGAAGGCGGCGAAGATGATCCAGCCTTCGCATTGCGAGTCAAAGCTTTGCCAACTTTTTTATGTAAATCCTTAATTATATGTTTATTCTCGCCACCTCCGCCAAATTCAAATTCGAATGTTAATGGCGGTGGTGCACCTTCATATGCATAATTTTCCATCTATAGATCGCTTTTAGCAGTATATTAATACTAAACGCGGCCAAATGTTAAATTTGATAAGGGGCCGAATTAAATAATTATTTTTCGAAATTATGTCTCCATTAGTATAGGCCACTTTGCTATTGCATTTTTATTTTTCGCCACAAGTGCATAAAAAATATTGTATACACGCGAAGCGACGTAAGATCCGCAGGATCTTACTAGCGAGCACCGCGTAGCGACCGAAGGGAGCGTCACGCGAATGTCGAATTCAATCTATTTATTGTATAATCGATAAATACATATATGGAATTTACAATTGCGTCATCTAATATGTCCAGGTTAATGCAACCGCCGTCTTTATTATAGATTATGTTTTTCCGTTTTCCATTTTGAATTAAAATAGTGCATATTCTTCCTTTGTCTTCTATCGACAATTCATTTACATTATCTGTAATATATTGTTTCTTTGCGCGTATGGTTTTTTCTTCCATTTTGCGTTGTGCACGGTATTAATCATGCAGTATCAATCTCTAATAAAAAAATTATATAGATCGCGGAATTTTCCTGAAAGAAATTGAAAATATAAAATGGATATCACCCCAATAAGAAATGACATTGCATTTTTTGTTGTAGAAATAATTATTTGCATCCATATTTTGTCCATTCATTACCCGGACCATACCTTGACAAATACTCGTCATCTATAGGAGAAATTAATATGGTTTGCACAGCTGGCTTGAGATTTGCATGTTTGTTATTTTTCTTTTCCAAAGCACGTTTTCTTGCCTGTTCTACTTCTGCTCTTAATTTTTTAGCCTCCTTCAAAGCAATAGGATCGACTTTAAAGTTTTGCATTATTCTCATGTATATGATTATTATATGTTTTCAATTTTTTCAAACAAAAAAAATATCACTCGTAGCGGAATTTATACTTTGTTTTTATTTAACACCTTCCACAAATTTCCATGCGTCTTCTCATTGTCGCCTTTGTATATGTAAGTCCATTCACGCAAAAGTACCATGCCTTGATGATAATGTCGCATGAGGGAAGAAAGCGCATCTTGCCCAGGAATTCGTATTTCATGCACAATATCACGCGGAATATTTTTCTCATCTTCGCAAAAGAAGACATCTTCCGAATCCATGTCGCGCAGAACACTTCTGAAATACCAGCCTGATTTTACCTTCGCCGGATCCATTAAATCACGCACAGATACTATTTTACACCCCGCGGGGATTTCTTTCCGCCGTGAGGGGTCCTTGCATCCGTATAAATGCTCGCGTAGGCGTTCGCGGCGATCAGAATCCCCTTCATCTGCCCTTAACGCCTCTAATTCCTCATCCTCATCCTTGAATTTCTCTGTATATATGCCGCGGAGAACGTTAAAATTCATTC